ACGGCATAGTTACTCGCATGGATCTCGGCTTCCGCCCCGTGCATCAGGATCACGTTGTAGCGGCCGATCGTATCAAAATGAAGGATTGCCTTGGAACCGGCCAAGAATACCTTCACCGGATTCGTCAGTTTCACGTCCGTCTCGATATAGATACCCATGCTTTCGGCCTTCTTGCCCCGGAACTCCCGTAATTGTTCCATAGACGGGAAATTATTCTTCGTGCAGAACTCCGTACCCTGCGGCGTCAGCAGAAGGCGCATAAGCTCTTCTTTGTTTTCCGTGCCATGCAACAACCTACAGGCACCTAACCGGTTTGCGATCTCAAAAAACTCTTTGTCCATCATGTTACATTTTTACTTTTACGTTAATAGTACCTTCCAGGGCATCAACCGTGCCTCTAGTGTTTTCCGATATCTTACCGGCAACCTCTTTGATCTCTCTCGTATTCTCGGCGATCCGATCGGTATTCTTTTCCACTTTATCTGATAGTTCGCGGATGGCCTTCACATCTTCCCAACCTCTGGATTGCATATCATAGATCAGCCTCATTTGTTCACGGATCGGTTGCATACCGCCACGGATATCTTCCAGCAGGATACGGACGGCCCCGGTCTGTCCAGCCAACAGGTCGATGCTCTCCTGCGAGGCTTTGGCATACGCGCCTTTCAGGGAGTTTTCGGATATATCTTCTTCTTTCTCCGGCTCTTCCACCTTATCTTTCATCAGGCTATCAGCCCAACCGAACTGCCTGTCAATCTCCTTTTGCAGTTCTTCCGCCATATTATAGATATAATCCTGTTCCCAGCCGGAAAGGACATTGTCGGCATAGAACTCCTTCAGCTTGTCACGAATCTTCTCCATTGCACCGGAAGATTCCGTTGCAGCCTTGATGGATTCTGTGACCATCTGCCGCATCATCTTCTTGACGGTATCTTTCGCCGATTCTGCCCGGTCTTCACCGGAAGCCCATGCTTCGGCTTGTGCGTTAGCGAAGTTGTCAATGGCGGATTTCAGGTTTTCCCCGAAGATGGCATCTTTGGCCTTCTCCTTGTTTTCTGCTATAACGTCGTTGATTTCCTCGATTTGTTCCTGCCACTCCTTGATACGGCTGTCATCAGTTTTTTTCTTGTCCTGTTCCTCTCTGATCTGTTGCTGGATAAGGATCTTCTGTTGCTCCAGCAGCTTGTTGTTCTGCTCAATCATTTTGGAAGCATCCTTTGAATAGGCCTTCTCGATTGACTTTTCCAACTTACCGTAAGATTTATCCAATGTATCAATTTGATCCTGCAATCGCTGGATACGTTTCTCGTTCTTCTTGTCATGGATTTTGGCGATGGCACCGGCCAAAGAGGTAACTACGCCAATGGCAGCACCGGCAGACGCACCAATCGGTCCGAACATGGAACCGGCTTTCGCACCGTTCATTGCAGAACTTACAGTGTCCATAGCCACACTGAAGCCTTCGGCTATCCCGCCGAATACACCACCAAACGAATCTCCGAGCTTCGAAAACGTATCAGAAAGGAACTGTCCGGCCTGCATGATCTCATTCATGCCCTCCTCTATCTCAGCCAAACCCTCTTTTAACTTCTTGGCATCACTTTCAGAGGTAAATACTTTTTTAGGCCATTTGAAACTTTATTAAAAGAGGTTTCCATTTGGTCGGCTTCACGGCGGACATTGGCTATTTCATCCTTGATGGCCTTCAACTGATCCGGTGACTTGCGAAGCACATCAAACTGCTCTTTGGTAATACCGAATGAATTATCAGATGAATATTCCCCTCTTTCAAGAAAAGACAAGAATTTTTCCGCTTCATCCGCAATGGCACGAATAGAGGTGATATTCTTTTTACTCATATCATCAAACAACCGGGTGATGATGGAGGTGCTCTTTTGGGCTTCATTATCCACGTCCGCCAGCTCTTTCTTCATACCTTCTGCAAGGGAAAGCCGTTCACCTTCCGTTGTGGCCTTTGCTATCTTCTCATTATAAAGCTCCGTGATAGCCTGACGCTTTTCCAAATATGAACCATATTCTTTCAGGTATTCGTTCATGGCGCGTTCTTCTGCTTCTATCTGCTCATGGATAACATCAGATGTCGCATTTCCTAATTTGGCCCCAGCATTGACTTTTGCCATTCGGATCTCAATCGTCTGCTTTTTGGTCAACTTTCCTCCTTGTGCCTCTCTCCATTCTTTTTCTCTTGCACGGATAATATCCAACTCCCTGTCATAATCAAGATTCAACTGGGCGATCTTCTTGTCGGAACCTTCTTTCATTAGGTCAATTTCGGATTGCTGGTTTTGACGACGAAGGGATAAAAGTTCCTTTTGAAGTTTTTTCTGTTTCTCAAGTTCTTTCTGATCTACAGGTTTTGCAAACTTCGTCTCTTCTTGTTTTGATTGTTTATTTACCAAAGCCTCTGCTTTTGTACGATCTTTTAATCCTTGTACAACGATCTCTACTGCTTTCGCATGTTCTATCTTTAGCTGCTCATTTCGTTTTCGCAACCGACGTAATTCAAGTGCTTCTGGGAAGCTAGTGTCAATCCAACTTTTTTTATCTAATTGAGAAATCCGTTTACTATTTTTAGCCATCTCTTCTTCAATGGAATTCACAGTTGCACGTTGTTGTGCCATAGTACGATCATCTATCGACTTGGACAACATCTTATTGACTTCAACCATATCCATTAAAAGGAATTTCTGTAGAGAAAGATTCTTCAATTCATTCGGATAAAGCTCTTGTAACTTTTTATAAGCTTCAACCTTTTGCAAAGTGGACTTATTTTCATCTTGCAACACACCCAACATTTCTTCCGTCTGACTTCTCATTCCGTCAGACCATTCTCTCATTTCTGCGACTCTCTTATTATGAGCAGCCAATGCCTTTTCTGAAGCTGTAGCCTGTGTCGCAAGTTTGAATATTGCATATCCCAATGCGGTAACACCTGCCACAGCTAATACATATGGGTTTGCAAGAGCTGCCTTTCCTGCCGCCAACATAGCAACAGCCTGTTTTCTTAAAGCACCGGTAAGTAATGCTGTAGCTGTCGTATGTTGAATTGTCGCTAACCGGCTTAGAGCAGATGATTTTACATACGAATGTTGAGCTACCTGAACTAATAGAATAGCTGTTTTATATGAAAGAAAAGCTCCAGCTGCATTCTTTACCAACGATTCAAGGTTTGATATTGTACCTTCTATATCGTTATTCTCAAATGCTTCATTAAAAGCCTTGGCAATATCGGAGACTTCTTTCAGAATCTTCTCTCCCAAAGGACGCAAATAGGCCTGTACATTATTAGCCAACAATGTAAGCTGATTGTCTGCAGCATCTTTCATCTTCTCAAACGCGGCTTCCGTAGCTCCTAAAGAGTTCTGTAACTCTCCGAGATCACTCGCTGCCGACTTAGCATTCTTTCCGGTCAAAGCCAATGTTGCAGCCAATCCTTCATCCGTACCGAGCATTTCCTTCATCTTAGAAGCAGAACCGCCAGCCTTCTCATTAATCAACTGCAATGCTTCCTGGAAAGTACGCCCTTGAAAAGCGGCATCCCCAAGTTCCCCAGCAGTACCCTGGATAGCAGCCCGGATTTGGGTCATTGCCTGCGATGTCGGCGTTCCTTGTTTGGTCAATGAAGCGACTGCACCCAGCACCTGATCAATACTGATCCCGTATGCGGCCGCAATAGGTGCAACCTGGGCTATGGAGGCTCCTAATTCGCCAAATGTAGTCTTACCCAATCGGACAGTTGTAAAAAGCTGATCCGAGACTGTACCGGCCTCCTCTGCTGACATCTTATAAGCATTCAAGATCGTTGTAACAGCATCGGCTGCCGTCTCGGTTTCTGTAAGCCCTCCCACGGCTGCTTTAGCCGAAACTTCTAGAATCTTCATACCATCTGCCCCATCATGACCGGCAGAAACGATACTATAAAGTGCTTTAGCGGCCTCCGGAGCCTTGATCGGTATCTCTTGGGTTATAGACATAACCTGATTCATAAAACCGGTCATATCATCCGTCACCTGCGTGGAAATGGTCGCCACTTCCAGCATGTTCTTCCGGAACTCTTTTTCAAAGTCGTATGAGCTTTTTGCAGCTTGTGCAAAAGCAGTTGCCGCACTGATACCGATACCACTGAATATATCAAAAGAGGTCACCTCGCTTGCCAGAGTCTTGATAATTCCCATAGCCTCGCGTTTCCCTTCGTATAAACCGGAGTTGTCGATACCAGTAGCCATAAATAAGGCTCCATCCCTATTTTTGATTCCCATAATCCTTTTATGGTAAAATATAAACTAAAAGCATTTGTATTCAGGAATCTTTTGTATATTTGCTGTATGAGTCCAACGGTTTTTTATAAAAATGGAATGCGTTTCTTTTTCTTCTCTTTAGAAGAAAACAGAATGCATATACATATCAGACAGGCAGAAAAAAAGGCTAAAATTTGGATAGAACCTTCTATTTCTTTGGCTGAGAATAAAGGTTTTTCTTCAACTGAAATTTCAAACATACTAAAGGAGGTACAAAAACATGAGCGTATTATTAGAGAAAAATGGAACAACCACCGCGGAAGTAACAATGATTAATGCACGCGGTATCCTCCTTTTCGTAGGAGGAAAGGAATATTATCTATCGTATGACAGATATCCTTGGTTTAGAAATGCAAAAGTCTCGGATGTATTGGATGTAACCATGCCGGATGAAGAATCGTTGCGTTGGGATGCAATCGATGTGGATCTTGAGATTGACAGCATAATTCATCCGGAACGTTACCCGATATCTTTTTAACGAACAAAGCCCTGCTAACTTCACAGTCCGCAGGGCTTTCTTACTACCAAACAAATCAAAATTTATCACTATGACAAAACCTTTTCTCTACTTTCAATGTAATATATAGTTATGCAGATAAAACTTTCTTTATCCGTTTCACATGGCCTGTATCGAAGTCAACCATTTCAACCCATTCTCCATCTTCCTCTTTAATTGACGTATCTTCCGAATGAAAATCTTTGACCCTTCGATTCATCAAATAACCACGTTCACGAAGCATGCCGACCAACAAAACAAAGCTGCTATCCAATATTTGTTCATGAGAATAGCCGAAAGCCTCGTTGCAGGTCACTAAGAACATGAAGCTGCTTTGAGGGCCTTCTTCTTCCATGTCTCGCTGTTTTTCTGAAGGGCTATTATCTCCACTTCGCTTAACGGGCTCACAGCTTCCAGCGCTATGATAGTACGAGAAAAAGGGTTACAGCCTACCCGGTACAAGACGGCATTCAGAAGGATATAGATATCCTCCCATGTACAGTTGTCTTTCAGAACTTCCCGGAACCAGGCCGGCATATCACCTTTCTTATTATGAATGCCAAGACATACGATTTCAAAGATAAGTTCGTCATATTTGGCTATCAGTTCGGCGACCTGATTGGAAAATCCTTTATTCTTATCAGCAATCAAAACTTCTCTATCCTCTTTATCGATATAAAGCAAAAGAGGCTTTATTCGAAACCAGGTGCGGACAGTGATCGGGGTTATGGCGATACTATCCCCTACCGTCTTTCCTTCCGGTAATGATTCAAGCCGGGTAAATTCAAACGGAATGGTTACCGGCTGACAAGAAACGGATTCACTTTCTAACTGGAGTACTTGTTTTACACTCATATTTTCGATTAAAATATAAAAGCCCCGGATAGTTCCGAGGCTTTCGATAACCTAAACAACAGTCCTTAATTATTCTGCTGCTTGTACGGCTTCTGTTTCTGCGCTTGTCTTCTCTCCGGAATACAAACCGTTTGCCATAAACTTGACAAGGATTTTATCGCCTTCATTTTCCGGCTGGATCATATAACTGTCACCAATAGCCCCCTCAATATCTTGGGCTTCTCCCTGGCCATCCACTTTACGTTGCCATTGGAAATCACCAGTCGCTTCCGCAGGTGTCAAGGTGGCCATAAGCGTTTCACCAACTCTGGGTGTACCGGTGATTGCAACTGCCGTTACCGGAGTAAGGGTTACATTCATCACCGCCCGACCGAACGAAGATCGTTGCTGCCCAGCAGAGGTAATTGCTGCCAAACGGGTACATTTAACTAGCAAAAGGTCTGTTTGTTCTGAAGACGGAGCCTGACTCAAGCGGGCACTGACTTTACAAATGGCAAATGTATATTCCGTATACTTACCTTTGTACGGTGTTGTCTGTATCTTGAACGATTTGCGGATATTTGGAATATCAATCGGAGCATTCCACTTACCACCACTTACAGAACCACCACAAAACGCGAGCATCTCCTGAGCTGTCGGCGACGGGATAGCAAATTCAAAACTATCCGGGTCGCCAGCCTTATCGAATGACTCCCAGGGATCTTTCATCCCTTCCGCACGGAAATCGACAGAGGTCGCTTCATTGAAATTGAAAGCAACTGAGCCTTCATGAACGATCGGACACTGTGTATAAATAGAGGCCGGAACACCATCACCGGGGTCACCATATCCTAAGAAGGATACGCCTACCGCCAAACTTCTTTCATTAGCCATATTCTTAATCTATTTCTGTTATTACTTCAAATCTTATATTCGTACAATCGAAGCCTTCTTTTGCTTCGCCAAGAGGTTCGGACCATACGATCCGAGATTTCCAATACATGCCGAAAGGAGGTGTGATATTTCGTAGTGCAGACTTAACTTTTCGTGTCACTCCTTTCATTAGCTGTCGATCAGGCCTGCCTTTCGCTTGATTCTTCACAAATACGTTGATATTAACCGAACCTTTATTCACAACCTCTGTTTCATTTAACGTGAGCATCCGGATTGTGATATGATTCTTTGTCTCACCATCACCAGAGCGATCTTTGTACAGAATAAAGCTCGTACTGACCGGTTCAACCGCATCATACACGATATCTACTATATCAAACTGATCAGCCATGTTCAATATCCTTTCTCAGCGAGTTTATCAAATAACATTCGACTCTGTTTCTTGATCCAATCCTCGGCATGTTCCGTGGCAACGGAGATAACATCCAGATTTTCGATTGCTTCCACATACTTGGCATAAGGCATAGCGGCTACACCAATCAATACCCAGCCATTCTTATAAAGGGGTAGTAATTCTGATACGAGCCTTTTAGCCTCTCTCAATCCCGTATATTTATCGGTACCTTTCTTATCTGACAACTCGTAGTTCTCGGTCAATATATCGCCATCCTTGACGATCACATAACCGATAGAGCTACGGAGGTTACCAGTATGATCCTGATAGTTTCCTTTCTTTCGGGCAATCTTCACGAACTCTTCCCCGGCACGTTGCAATAATTTGTATATCCGCTCTTCCGCCCGGTCCACATAATAATCGAACCAACGTTCTACTTCTCTATCGCTCCACATCGGAGTCAAACCACCTTTCCTTGCCATAAGCTACACATAGATTACAGAGTGAGTCTGAAACGGTTCCCAGCTAATGATATCCACATCGAGAGCGATACTGTCAATCCGGATATGCTTCGCATTTTCCACAGGACGGGCCTTTGTCGAGAACTCACCGTGTACGATAAATTCCTTCCCATCGACATTCCGCTTCAATTGCTGTCCGCTATTGGATGGAAAGTATTGCCCTGTAACCTCTATTTCCGTCGGTTCTCCGGCAACCCATTCCCCTTTTACCAATTGTCCGGATTGGATTGTTACTATCGCTTTATGTGAATACCGTCTTACCATCTGTTTCGTGCCCTTCCTTTTGGAACTTCAATCTTATTCCCGATCAGTTCTGCTTTCTCCGGTTCTCCACCTTCCCTATACAGCCGTTTTGCCGTAGCGTCATACCAGGAACGAGGATAAGTGATAGAGAGTTTGTTTTCTGTGAAGTCCGGTAGACCACCGACCATTGAATACAGGTCGGCAGCCACCAGCTTTTGTTTTTGAATATCGATCGTCTTACTATCCTCTGTACCTTCAAGGCCGCGTCCCGGCAAAACGACGTTGTCCAAAAAATCTTCACAGTCGGCAAGACCGGGATAAGCAAGTATTGTATCTCGGATCGTCTTATCCATGGCCGTTATTCTCCGTTTTCGGTATCCTGAATCGTTTGATCTTCCGGTTCAACAGTTTCACCTAAGAATGTTGCCGGGATATCATCCGTACCTTCAGTATCTTCAGATGCGCTCCAATCCTTGCCATCCACCTTCATGATGAACATGGCATCCGGATCGTTTACGACAGGGATAGCATTTGCTTCTGCTTTCGTCCATTCCTTGAACGGTTCCAGTTCAGACCATTTGGTAACCAATACCCAATCCTGTTTTACCATGAGGGCAATCTTCTGCAAGGTAGCGGAAGATTCGGCTGCAATCGGTCCGTGTTGGATATCACCAACCTTCAAATCCTCCAAGAAACATACACGTTTACGCTCCCACGGATTGATCGTCTTACGACGATGAGCCTTGTCCTCGATACGGACAGACGGATTCACAGTAATGATCTTCACCGGGATTTCCTGTTCGGCCAGATACTCGTTGATAAGATTTTTCGTCACCAATATTTTTGAAGACGAATTAACCCATGCCTTCAATGTGTCGAATGTTGATTTCTGCTTCTTCAACAAAGAGAAGTCAGCCACGTGCATCACTACATAGCGAATCGTTACTCCCTCGGCAGAAGCAGCAACAACCGTATCTTCGATATCCTGCAAGCCGTTGGCCGTTGAAGCGTTGCTCCAATCTACAGAAGATTTACGCTGGTTCTTCTTCGGCATATCACAACCAACAAACTCAGCCGTAACGACACCGCTATTATTCTTTGCCGACAAATGGAAACCCGCACGGCTCATGAGCTGCATACACCACCATTCGAAACGGGCACGGACAGAGTTATACACGAAATCCTGATCCTTGAAAGCCAGGTTCAGCAATGCCAATTGATCTGCGTCACCCTGTGCGTCACGTTCCAACTGTTTGTACTCGTTGTAATCACTTTCGTTCATACCACGCTTAACGGCTATCTTTGGAATATCACCGGACAACTTGCTGATTACCTCGCGCGTCTTCTGCGGAGCGGAAGCGTCAAAAGAGATCACATCTGCCATTACCGGAGCACCCTTCTCGCCGGTCAGTGTCTCCCACTTCAACGAAGTCTTTCTTTTCACCCCGAAGAAGTTCGGGAAAACGACTGGTTTCACATGCCGGGTATTCAAACGAGCCGCCATGTTCTTTTTATTCACCTGTTTAATTAAACTTCTTTCCATATATCAGATTTTAATGGATTACACAAAACGGATAAACGACATTAATGCCTTTAAGTCCTTATCTACTGGGAACGGCATACAGGATTCGTTTACCGTACCTCTTACCAATAACCCGGACTGCTGGTTAGCTACAGTCAAGTCGACTTTATTCATCGTGACGACCAATTCGCCATCATAAGGTAACTTGGCGGCTTTCGCAGCCTGCTTGTCTTTAGCCTGAACCAATACTTGACCTTTTGTTGCAGCCCCAATCGTTGCTGCCAGCGTAATCGTATCGAAATCCGCATTACTCTTATCAATAGCTGTGATCTTATCGGAAGCGCCAGTCAAAGCGCCACCAATCGTCACGAAGTCACCCACACCGAACAGATGATTCTTGGCCACCTTATAAGTTGTTTCACTACCTGCATCGGAAGCCATTGCCGTCTTCAATACATGATACAGCCCTGTTTCCGGATCTTTTACTACTATTACAATCGGAGGCAGTTCGTCCAACGCCTTGCCATTGAACAAAGCGTTCTGCAAGTCTCTGCGATCAATCGTCCCACCACCGATCACATCCTCAATAATCTTTTCAATTCCGGGAGGATACTGGAATTCTCTTTCTCTTTTTCTGTACATAACGTTACACTTTACTTGGATTATTCAATACCCAGGTTTACCACACCGGGATTATTTGCACTATTATCGACGTCCTGATCCATCAGCTTCGCCCAATCCGCTTCGGAACGGTCCTGAAGATTTACGGAACCAGGAGCGTAATCGCCACGAGCCACAGCATCATCGATCGCCTTTTGCTGGATTCCGGTATATTCTTCGGATAGTGTCTTGATCTGATCCTCGATAGACGTTTCAGAAGCCAAATCCACACGTCCCAGCCAGCTGTCCGGAAGACCGGCATCTTTCAACTGCTTCCGAACTGTTTCTTTTTTGGCTTCGTTTGCCGAGTTAGTAATGGAATCACCCACCTTTTTAGCCATATCATCGACACTCTTCTTCATACTTTCCAGATAAGCTTTTACTTCCGGGCTAAGATCCTTCAACAGCTCTTCTTCCGTTTTCTTATTCTTATCCGGATCTTCCACCGGTTTACCGTCTTTTAATCCATGTTTTGCTTCGTATGCAGCGACCGCAGCCGTTTCAGCCGTAGTCTTAGCTTCATTCTCTGCCTCCTGGATAGCCGGAAGGATATTTTCTTTGAACAGGTCCACAAAAGCCTCCATTCCTTCAGCTTTTTCGATTTTGAACGTCTTCTGAATACGTTCCGCATACTTCTCTGGCACGCCTTTCGTCTTACATGCCGCCTTGATTAAATCTAAAATTGTCATAAGAGTTTTCTGTTTAAAATATAAAGACGATTAGGATTTTACTGACATAAAAAAAGCCCATGGACACGTCCACAGGCTAAAACTTTTCAGTTTTTATTTATCTCCAAGGTACTTATCTATCATCTTTATGATATAATGGATTATAATCTCTTTCGAGATTTCCCAAATAAATGAAAACAATGTTTCCATAATTGAATAGTTTTTTATTCTTAACTATCCTATCTTGATGACGGAGAGTAACACGCACTCACTGCGCATTCTAACCTCTCTTTCTTTTTATCTTGATGATAGCAACCTCCGGCAAGAAAGTCGAATCCATCAACGGTTGCATTTGCAAAATAATGAATAAATATTTGCATAATCAAAAATAAGTACCCATATTTGCAACGTTCAACGACCAAGGAACAAAGTTTTATTATATGAATATACTGTATAGGATTTTTTATGCCCATATCCCAAACACAAAGATATTAGGCTGTCAAAATCCCTACTACGTTACCTATACGTATAATTCGTATAAAACGTGTTCCTTGGTCGGAATGGGAGGCTGACAGCCTTTTTTGTATCTTATAATTTCATTAGTAAAAATGACCAAGGAACATGAAATTACAAGTGGCATGAATAATAGTAGTGCCACAAGTACGTCCACCCACGAAACGGGTAAGTACTCCAATCCTGAATTGCAAGCTATCTTGGCTTCCGGTTCACCGTATTCAACTTTAGAACTCCAGGCAGCTTATGATGCCGGACGCGCTATCGGTAGAACCGAAGGTATGCTTTCGTACCAACGCCACATCATGAACCAGCTCTTTGCAGAGAACCAAAAGCTCAATCAGAAACTACAGGAGCAGAAAGGAGGTCTGAAATGAAAAAGCAAGTATTGCCTTTGAAAGAGGAACGAGAAGAACTAACTACCATGCTGCGTGAACTCAAATCCGTCAAGTCGCGTATCGGGAATTGGCTGGATAATGACGAAGCCCCGATGAACGAGGCTTATTCTATCAAACTGGAAAAAATCTATGACAACCTGTTCACCATTATGTCTGACATTGGAGAAATGATAGGTTATACGATTTTCCACGATATCAACGTAGGTGTGGAGGAACAGCCATGAAAGAAGCCAAGAAATACATTAACCACCACAAGGTAAAACTCTCCGGCAAGTGGTATATCACTAAGGTTCGTGCCAGTGAGGCAGTGGAGATAGCTTTTGAGGAAGGAAGAATCTCTGCGGGAAAAGAAATTTCCGGGAAAAAGAAAATCTGATTTATATATTATTTCAGAACGTTCTAATCCGGAGTCCGTGGCTGTTCTCCATAGGAAGATATTAATAAAGGGTATTGATTGGAATTGCAAACAGCCACAATAAGCAATTCCGGTCTTTGCCCTTTCACTTTTAAACGCGAATTATTATGGAAGCGAAGATACAATATTTCCAAAGTCCGATATTCGGAGAAATCAGAGTTACGGTTATAGAGAATAAACCGATGTTTGTAGCAAGTGATGTTGCTGCTATGTTAGGATATAGTAACCGATATGATGCTATCAATAGACATTGCAAGGGGGTCGTAAAACACGAGGGGGTCTCAATCACTACAAATCAATATGGTAAAAGTACGGAACAGAAAGTGGAAATTTCGTTTATTCCCGAATCCGATGTCTACCGTCTAATCATGCGCTCCAAATTGCCCGAAGCAGAAAAGTTCCAGGATTGGGTATGTGAAGAGATTCTCCCTGCCATCCGCAAAACAGGAGGCTACATGGTCGCCAAAGCAGATGAGACTCCGGAGGAGATTATGGCCCGTGCCTTGTTGGTTGCCCAAGATACCATGAAGCGCAAAGAAGAACGAATTCAACAACTAGAGAGAAAAGTTGAAACCGTGGTAAAAGAAAACAACAAATTACGCCCCAAGGCTGAATTTATGGATAAAGTAATGGACGCGGACGAGCGTATCGACATTGGCCAGTCTGCTAAAATTCTGAATCTACCGTTCGGAAGAAACACCCTGTTCCAGAAACTGCGTGATATGGGCGTGTTCTTCAAGAACAAGAACGAACCGAAACAGGAATATGTGAAACGTGGATATTTCGTCCTAAAAGAGAAATGGATTGACCGCAACAACCATGACGGTTTCATGGTCTTGAAAGTACTCGTCACCCAGAAAGGATTGGAGTTCCTCGCCAATCTATTTAAGGTGGTAGAGCAGCCAAAGGAGGTGGCAGAGGTAATTTGATTAATTTCAACCATTGTGCAGATCGTAACAACTGGGGTCATTACGACCTCAGTTGAAACACGGTGTTCAGCACCGCAGTTCAACTATTGTCCTGACGACAATAGTTGATTTGACGATTAAATTTCCAAAATCGTTAGACAATTAGGAGATAATTTATATTTTTGCAAAAGAGTAGTCTGACAGATTCAGCCGTGGATTGTAGTTCTACGGTGATGGTCTATCGGGCTACTTCTTTTTTATGCCAGTCAAGACCTTATCACTATCCGATATACTATAAAGGACGGCATTCCCGGTTATATCTTCTCTAACAATAATCCAACTTTTCTCTCCGTTCAACTCAATTTCAAAAACATGAGAATATTTAATCATAGGATTATCCTTATGGTATTCAGTATACCCCTTGTAATCCGAACCGGCAAATATCGCTCCTATATTTTTTATCAATTCGTTCTTCTCTTTCTTGAACTTATGAGGCTGATTCAAGAACTCTTTGATAGACTTTCCTGTCATTTTAACTCGTACCGGAAAATCTTTATGAGAGAATGAGCCATTCAATAAAGACTGCTTTGCCCAATTTTGCAGCTCTTTCGTTCTATCTTTTGAATATTGGATTGAAATACTATCTCTTTCAATCTTTCCATCCCCCAGCAACCATTCCGCAAACTCCTCATGATCCATCATGACCGGCGTAGCTATACAGATGCAGAACGGATGCCAGCCCGTAAACTTAAAATCCTTCGAGTATTGGCCAGCCTTTGCATCACATACAGGACACGGACCGTGATTCGATGGTGAACGTTCCACCTCATAACCAGTCACGAAGTCCATTTTCTGCCAACGTTCGTAATCGGCAGTTCGAAAAGCCTTATTGGTCTCCGTTGCAGCTAAACGTAGAGCGTTTTTGTAAGACGAACGGTAAACACCCTGCCCCGGATGATAGTCTTTCATTGGCTGGGATAGAACCAGCTTCCCATTCGCGTCCCTTACACGGCGGAAACGACGGTTGGGTTCGTTTAGCAATTGCCGTATATCTTGGCTGATCAACGCGGCTGAACGGCCGGAAGATAAACCCGAAGAAAGATAATATTCCAGATTATCCATAGCCCCGTCCGTTATATCCCAAACACGGGAGGATATGGTTTTACCAAATTCATCTTTACGTTTCAATAAAGTATTCAGTGCATCGGCATTCCGGGAAAACAATTTTTCCCTTAGCGTAGTGGAGATAGCCATATCCTTAATATAGCCCGTTACCAGTTCATCCGCTTTCCTATTGCCTAAATTCCATACATCGGTAACTGTATTGGATATATTGCTTACGAGCTGCGTGTGTAAATCATCCAACAGACGTTCTATTTGCTTTTCAATAGTAGCATTACCTATCCATACACGGTCGCCGCCATGATCCGACCATTTAGCCAGAAGAGATCCTACCCTACGAACAAACTCGTCAAACGAATACTTTATGCTGCCTTGTTGTCGGAACAGACGTTGCAGGAATTGTCGCTCATGAAATGATAGTTCTTTCATTCTCCATATCCCATTGTCAGACCAACCATGTTATTACGTTGCGCAGCCGTATCCTCCTCTTCCTTCATCAGCTTCATTTCTTCGTCCAAGTCTTCTGTTAGCGGAGAATGAGCCGTAACCGTGCGCTGAGCGTTAATCGGTTTGCCTCCATTGGCAATAGATAAGGTTTGCAGGGTTTCAGCCAAATCTTCCGGCAAAATGGAACCAAATTCCACATCGATCAGGTTGTTCACCAATTGAGGACGGTACTTGATGTTGGTAATATTGCATATCCCAGCCAACACGACCGACACGCAACGCTGAACCACCGGACCGAACGTTTCCATGTTCTCGCTCGCCTTGATAGTGGCATCCATCAGCATGAATTTACGGGCAACACCGGACAGGTTGCCAATACCTTTCAAATTGTCAAAGGAAAGATCCGGCGTGGATGTACCGGAAAACAGCTCGCATTTGGTTTCTTCCAACTCTTTATCCACAGATGGCTGAGAGCCGTTCCAAGTAAGATATTCCGCATCGCCATGATACAATTGTTGCGTTTCCGGATGTACTTTAGAAGTAAAAGACAATTCTTTTCCGACAGTGTCTTTAGTCGGCAAGTCAGCCACATCGAATGTTTTCAACATCGGATCACCATAGTAATCATTTGTATCCACCATGCGAGAAATACGCATTTCACGAGCATCCATCAGAAGCGCTACTTCATCCCATTCAGGTTGGAATACATCGGCATACACAACCGGAATCTTCCCGAATAGATTGGGAACCTCTTTTATCACCCAGCCGCCCATTTCATCGATAGCCGTAATAATCTTATCTGCCGTCCAGATTGTACAGCTGTTCCGGATCATACCATTAGAATTTACTTGATAACGATGGATAAAGGCATCCATATCATCATTATCGTCGAAATGGGGATAAAATTCAGATAAAGTATTTTCATTACGGGGAACAGAGAGCGTTTTCACCTTCAACTCCGTAATCAATTTGCCGTCTAATCCTTTGGATATATACGGATAGAACACAAGAGCGGCCTTACTTTCAGAAAGCACCTTGCGTGCAAATGACTTCAAAACGGATTGCATCTTCAATCGGCGTTCCCATACACGTTTGAACTCTTGGAAACCATCGTTCTGATCAGCTCCGGTAATCGTCATTTGCCCGCCAAACAGGAAAGCGACAGAGGTACGCACCTCCTTCTTCGGAAAGTTGGTTACGATACGGGCCACATCTACGATCTTATCAGGAAG